TTTTGTAAAAGGAACCAACTTTATTAGATGAAATACATACTTCCTCATCGTTTGCGTGTATCACCTTATAAGGTTTTCCCTCTTCCCACTCAGCAGCAGCTATCTCTTCGGGCGTGGCGTGGCTAACACTCTCCCAATCATAACTAATTCCATCATCATACTTTTTAACTCCTAACAAAACGGCAAGCCTTTCTCCATTCTCATCGTGATTCTCCGACCTACAACAACTACAACCCTCTGACTGCATATATGCTGCAACAGCTTGCCTGATTTCAGAAAGCAACGAACCGCTAATATCGGTTTTGCGTAATGCCTCCTTTGGAGATTGTTTTGAACTTTCTTTTTCCATGTCGTTTCGTTTGTTTGGTCAAACCTACATAAAACTTTTCAATAAATTGCAAAACTCATCGAAAGTTTTTACCAATTCATACCTGACACCGATGGAAGAACACACCTGCTCGAACTGAATCTGCTCTGGGCTTTGCGTATTAGACCCGACCTTCAGTTCGATGAATACTGGTCTACCTTGGTCGGTCAGGTAGCACATATCAGCTACACCTTTGACCATACCCATAGCTCGGAGTCGGTTGCCATCTATTGCGTTGCGCGGTGTGTTGTGGATCATGAACAATCTTTTTCTCTTTTCCGGATAGGAATTGTGGAACCAGGTAAAGCAACGGGCTTGTAGTTGAGATTCGGAACTGGTAGGCTTTCGGCTCATTCGGGTCGAGATGAGCAGCAAATGTACTACTTCCTGCGTTCTACCTTAACGTGTAATCAGTGAAGGATGAGTTCCCAACCTCCCTCATTTGCCGATACATCCAACCGCTCCCGTATCCCATTGTTTCAGCGTACTCCCGTATCCCATCCGTTCCGAGACTACGAACAACCCTCCAGATGAAGGTATGCTTGTACGCCTTGGACTGTTGTAGGTCGGCTAATTCACTCACCCCCAACTCGGACAGCTTACGTCCGATCAAATGTTCCGGAACCTCCCTCTTCACCTCTTTCAACTCAACCTCGGCTGCTTCTTCCTGTTCTTTCGGTTTGAACTTATGACCGCAATACTGGCATTCCATTACTGTTGCAGGAAGGATAGCGTCACAACTCGGACACGACTTAACAGGAGCAGGCTGTTCTGAACCGGACTGAACTTTCTCCAAAGACCACTCACGCGGATCATCCCAGAATCCGAACCTACTGATGTTATTACCAAAGTCTAATATGGTAAATTCCTTCTTGGTTTCAGTAACCCGACCACCTCTGCCTACCATCTGCAAGTAGAGTGGTAATGACGTGGTTGCTCGGTACAGGATAACACATTCGATGTCAGGCTGGTTGAATCCTGTGGTAGCTATACTAACGTTACAGAGTATTGCATCAGGTTCGTCATTGAACCATTTGAGTATTTCTATTCGTTCCGAGTCGGATACATTTTTCGAATCCAAGTGCCTCGCATTGAAACCTTGTCCCGTCAGTTCATTGCATAGTTCCATTGAGTTCTCTATCCCTGCTGAGAACACAATTGTTTTCTTACCACGAGCTAACCTGACGTAGTTATCTACCACGCCTCGAAACGTCTTGAGCTTTTTGTACCGCTCTTGAAGATGATTTGAGTTGTATTCACCGCCCAATTTCTTAACCCCTTTCAAATCAACTTCAACTCCAAAGTAACGCGGTCTTGCAAGGTAACCAAGGTCAATCAGTCCTGGTGTGTCAACCGAGCTTACCATGTCCTGATAGAACTCATTCAATCCTGATTGGGTCTTTCCTTTTCGATATGGTGTGGCTGTTGCGCCTATTACGAAGCAGTCGTGTTTTACCTCTCGGAGAACCTTGTCATGTGATGCTCGGTGTGCTTCATCTACTACTATCATTGTAAGTGATTCAATGAAGTCTCGGTACTTATCCACTCTACGATGGAATGTCTCTGTCATTGAAATGAAGCAGTTATGGTTCAAGTTAGGGTATTCACCTGATCTGATGTAATTCGGAATGAGTCCGAACTTCTCAAACGCACCTCCTGCTTGGTTCAACAACTCTGTACGGTCGGTGAGGATAAGGGCTTTCCCACCCCTCTTAATATGCTCTGAAACCATGTAAGAAAAGCAATAAGTTTTTCCAAAACCTGTTGCTGCTTGAAGTACGGTTCTCTTGTGTCCAGACTTGAATGAACCTCTAAGGGCTGATATGATCTGCTGCTGATGTGGGTATAAGGTTGGTTTGAGCATGGTTGTTTAGAATAATTGCAGTTGTTTTCTATGCTGTTCCAATCGTTTAACAGCCGCTTCGTAATACTCTGTGTCCAGTTCATACCCTGTAAGGTCGAACTTTAGATTGTGGCAAGCTATGGCAATAGATGCTGAGCCGATGTGAGTATCAAGTATCTTATCGCCTTCCTTTGCGTAGTTTGTCAGCAGCCATTCGTATAGGCAAATTGGTTTTTGCGTTGGGTGTATTGTTCCTCCCTCTCTGACTAATACGAGCGGGTTTTTAGTGTATTCCCTTAATGCTCTTTGAAATGACGTAAAAGCTAATTCAGCATCTGATGAACTGAAATTTCCCCTATCCTTTCTCCAAACAACCCAACCCATAGAATTAGGTAAATGCTTTGTAAAATAATTTGCACCCCAAATGATTTGATTTTTAGATACTCTAAATAGTTCTTCAAAATACTTGTTTGATGGTATTTTAGTATCCCACCCCTTGAATTTATGTGCCTTTCTACCTCCATGACTTCCACTTGTTTGCTTCGCTCCATCATATCCAATCCCATAAGGCGGGTCAACAATAGCCAAGTCGTAAGCATTATCAGGCATATCTTTCATAGCCTCCATGCAGTCCATGTTGTAAAGTTCAATGTTGCTTCTGTTCATGTTGATTCTTTCTGTTCGTCTAATTGTTTTTTCCATCGTTGGATACTACGAACGGTTACGTTCAGAACTGATGCCGCGTCCTTTGTCTTCAAGTTCGGATTAGCGTTATACATATCCTGAAACCTTTCAGATTCAGACTTTACTTGCTTGTGAGAACTTGCTTTCAATTTATTGTACTCTGCAGCGTCTTGCATCACTTTCTTACTCATGTTTATGAAGTAATCCACCAACCTTTGAGAGTTATTCAAAGTCTGCAGTGATACAGGTTCCAATGGGTCTAATCCATCGTCATAGTTATTCAGGACATGAAGAAGTATCATAAACCTAGGGATGTAGGTTTTCATCTTAGGTAAAATTGACTTCATAGATTCAGACTCATTATCTGATGTCATCATATCGGTTATCCTATCCATTACCTCACCTAGCTTTGCTTTTGCTTCAGGTGACATCTCAAGGTAATTTGAAACTACGTCACCGTCCTCATCTAATTGAATCAAATCTGACTTGATATATCCATGCAAACTCAAAATGAAGTCATCATACCTCTGAATAGATTCTTCATCCATCTCATCGTAACTCCACTTAGGAGGCTCATGGTCTGGATAGGTCAATAGAATCCTATCAGTAAAACCATTATCCTTATAGTCTTCCGTGAAGATCTTGCTAAGAACTGCAGGTTGAATACCACCCAAAACAGGTATTAGCGGAGAATCAATGTAGTTCCCTTTTACGGTCTTTCGGTTAGTCGAAGCAAAACTATTACTGAACGACTTCAACCAGAACTCAAGGTCGGCACCAACTCGGTACTTATTCATTTCCTTGATCCAACCTGCCAATTCATCTTTAAACACACCAACGGCATTAGGATTTTCTTCGTGAAGTTCAATAAGAGCTTCAATCGTAGCATCATCTACAATGAATTGCCTCCTTGTTGGCATCCTTACTTCGGCTACATTTTTCTTCTCCTGTTCAGATAATGCCGAGTATTCATCAAACTCAGCTTTCGCCTTTGCGTAATCTCGGACCGACCGTTTGTTTATCTCTATCAACGGCCTAATAGCGTCTTTTATGGCAGGTGTCTTTCCAACTCCTGCAGAACCAACTGCAGCTATCCAAACAGAACAACAATCAGTGTAGCCTGTTTTCAATCGAATCTTGACAGAGTTTCCAATCATCAATGAAGCTACCCACATAACCGATGCACCCATGAAGTCAACATTATGTCCTAATGTTTCGTTGCAAGAAATAATATAGTCCTGTATTATAGGTGGAAACACATCAAGAGGAAAATCTTGCTTCTCTATCTTCTCTTTTACGACCTCTAAATTCGGTTTCTCTTTAGGCTTTACCCTATCACCATACCCATCCAAATACAACTGACTACCTGCTGCAGATAAATCGCCACCATGACACTTCCAAGCGTAGCATAGTGCCGGACTCAGCAATGTTCTGCTTGGGTATTGTGTTCCTGTTGAAAACAGATACATACACCTTGAGTCATTATAAATGTATCCAGAATGTGCTGATGTTGCCCCATGCCTTTTAATGGCTGTAAACTTTGATGTCTGTCTTATAACCTTAAATTCATCACCAACAACACTTAAAACAGTATGCTTCTCATTAAAGTCTTGCCACGGCTTTAGTCTAGTGTCTGAGAAACCGTGTTTTGCATGGTTTACTTTTGAGTCGTAATCCTCTGCAGGGTTCTGAATATAGCTTTCATCAAATCCTCTGCAGATGTCAATGATTGTCTGATGCTCTTCATTGGTAAGGTATTGAATCTCTGTGTAGTCAAGTCCATTGTAGCAGTCATCATAAACTATAGCGTAACCACCTTTGCCACGAGTCTCAATCACTGCCTCGTTCTGATTCATTCCAGATTTAGCAGCTACAGCCAATTTCTCGTTACCCATATCAGTCTTAGTTCGATATGTCAAGTGGTACCCGAAATTCATTGTTTTATGAATCGAAACCTTCTTGTCAAAACTATCTATCGAATCTCGTATGAAGCTAATGAACTCCTTAAACCATTGATCTCTATCTTCTAAATGAAGAACTTTTAGGTCAACATCAACACAGAATACATCTTCATACCCTGTTACGTAACCCAAATAAGCAGCTTCGAATTTTTGAATCTCCTTATCTATCTGTTTTTCACTTATCTGAGATGTTTGAAATTCCTTCCATGAATGGACGGGTATCTTTTTATCAGAAGCTACTATTAGTGAAAACTTACAGTTGAGCAGCTTTTTTGCTCGATCTAGTCTTATCGCCATTTGAACTCAGTTTCAAAGTATTCATCTAATGCTTCTCTTCCTCTTAGTAGGTCGTCAATCTGATAGTCATATTCTTCATACACATCTTTGAATGACTTTCTTTCTTCTTCGGTAGCTTGAGATGTGATTGCCGCATTAAAACAAACCATCTCATTAATCAGGTTCATATTATGCAGGTGCTTCATCTTGTCTATTTTGAACTGTCTCATAACAAGATATTGTTGAGTGACAGACCCTGAGTAAAATAAGACCAGCCTACTAACCA